AACGTATATTACCTTAAAAGTGACTCAAGGAATATATGATGAAATAACCACAACAGAGTTAGACACATTAGCAGCGGAAACCGCAGCGTCTATGACGACAACTCACCCCGACTATTCAAAATTAGCGGGTAGGTTGGCAGTTACTAATTTACATAAAACCACACCTAAGAAATTTTCACAATCTATAAAGGAACTATATTCTTTTATAGAACCAAGAACGGGTAAAGAGTCTTCATTAATATCTGAAGATCTTTATAATTTTGTTATGAAAAACAAAACCGCAATTGATGGTGCGATTGTACAGGAAAGGGACTTTGATTTTGATTATTTCGGGTTTAAAACGTTGGAGAGATCTTATCTTTTAAAAATTAGTGGTAGAATTATCGAGAGACCTCAATACATGTATATGAGAGTTGCCATGGGTATATGTAAGGGAGATATAGATATGGGTATTAGAATATACAATGATCTATCACAACATTTCTATACACACGCTACACCAACCTTATTTAATGCGGGTACTAGAAGACCACAAATGTCTTCTTGTTTTCTTATAGGAAATAAAGGTGACGATATAAATGCGTTATTTGATACTGTTAAGGATGTTGCGAATATTTCTAAATGGGCAGGTGGAATTGGTTTACACGTACATGATGTTAGAGCTAAAGGTTCATATATTAAAGGGACTGGTGGAGAATCCGATGGGTTGTTACCGATGATGAAGACATATAATGAAGTTGCGAGATGGATTAATCAAGGTGGTAAAAGAAAAGGTTCTTTTGCTATCTACTTAGAACCATGGCACGCGGATGTATTCGAATTTATTGAATTAAGAAAAAACCATGGTAAGGAAGAAATGAGAGCAAGAGATTTATTTCTAGCAATGTGGACTCCTGATTTATTCATGGAAAGAGTCAAACAAGATGGTGAATGGACATTATTTTCACCTGATGAGGCACCTGGATTATCTGATGTCTACGACTCACCTGATTCTAAAGATTTTACAGAGTTGTACGAAAAGTACGAACAACAGGGTAAAGGTAGGAGAGTTGTGAGAGCAAGAAAATTAATGGACGCAATATTAACTGCACAGATTGAAACGGGTACACCTTATATGTTATATAAGGATTCAGCCAACTCTAAGTCTAATCAAAAGAATTTGGGTACAATTAAATCTTCCAACTTATGTACTGAAATTATTGAATATAGTTCACCTACTGAACAGGCGGTCTGTAATTTAGCATCAATTGCATTACCAAAATACATCGTTGATGGAGAGTTTAATCACGATCTATTATATCAGTATGTTTATCAAGTTGTTAGAAATTTGAATAACGTGATTGATTTAAACTTCTATCCAACAGAAGAGACTAAGAGGTCTAATCTAAAACATAGACCGATCGGTTTAGGAATACAAGGATTGGCAGATGTTTTTTGTAAACTTAAATTACCTTTTGAGTCTGAAATTGCGGATACATTACAAACAGATATATTCGAAACAATATATTTTGCGGCGATGACTTCGTCTAAAGACTTATCCTCGGAAGTTGGTCCTTATGAATCCATTTCAGGATCACCTATTGAGAAGGGTATATTTCAATACCAAATGTGGGGGTTAAAGGATAAAGACCTATCAGGAAGATGGGATTGGAAATCACTTAGAAAGGAAGTAGTAAAATATGGTGTGAGAAATTCACTTTTATTAGCACCAATGCCAACGGCATCGACTGCACAGATTTTAGGTAATAATGAGGCATTTGAACCATTCACTTCAAACCTATACTCAAGACGAACGTTAGGAGGGGAATTTATTGTAATTAATAAACACCTTGTGGAGAGTTTAATGGAGAACGATTTATGGAGTGATGAAATTAAAAATAAACTTATATTAGAGAATGGGTCCGTACAAAACATTCCCGAGATTCCTGTAGACGTAAAAGAGATTTATAAAACTGTTTGGGAAATGTCTCAAAAAACTTTATTAAATATGGCAGCGAAAAGGTCAGTTTTTATTGATCAATCACAGTCATTAAATCTTTTTATAAGTAATGCGACCAAGGCGAAGTTATTGGCGGCACATTTACATGGATGGAATTTAGGTTTAAAAACAGGAATGTATTATCTAAGGACAAAATCTGCGGTTGACCCACTTAAGGGATTAGGTGTGAGTACTACAAGGACTCAACCAACAGAACAAAACACTGAAGATAATAATGAGGTGGATGAAAAACCTAAACCAAATGTTACATCTAATTCATTAATAAGTGATAATAAAGAATTACAAATGGTTTCACAACCTACAATACGACCTGACGACTCACCTTTTGAGTGTGAAGGGTGTGGTTCTTAATCACTTTTTTATTATTTTTTTTAAACCCACCGTAATGGTGGGTTTTTTATTTACAACCATTTTAGTATTGAATATATTTATTAGTATGGCAGTAACGTATGGAATTGACTTTCCTTTTAGAGAAAGTCTCACAGGAGATTATTTAAAAATGACTACAACCCCTGAAAAAGAGGTTAGAGGGAATCTTATTCACCTTATTCTTACTAAAAAGGGTAGTAGATATTATTTACCTGATTTTGGGACTAGGATATATCAATACATCTTTGATCAAAATGACATGGTTACATTCAACTTAATAGAAGAAGAAATAAGAGAGGGGTGTAAGAAGTACTTACCAAACCTTGACATAAACTCAATAAAAGTAATTTCCTCAGAAGATGATTCTGACCCCGTTACAACGGTAGATGAAGAGGATGATGAAAGATTATTTAGACTTGCGGACGAATCAACTAAACCATACACCGCAAAAGTAAAAATTGATTACACAGTTAATAATGGTGCGTTTTCGTCATCAGATTTTATAATAATTAATATATAAGATGGCAAAAAAAATATCATACGCTAAAAGAGACTTCGCAGGATTAAGGGAGGAATTGGTTAATTTAACTAAGGACTTTTATCCCGATTTAATAAAGAACACTAACGACGCATCGATCTATTCGGTGATGTTAGATCTTAACGCCGCAATAGGTGATAACCTACACTACCACATAGATAGAGTTTGGCAAGAGACTATGTTAGACTTTGCACAACAAAGAAGATCACTTTTTCATATTGCAAAAACATACGGTATTAATGTACCGGGTAATAGACCATCGGTTGCGTTGTCTGATTTTTCAGTAAACGTACCTGTAAGAGGTGATAAAGAAGATGAAAGATATTTGGGAATACTCAAGGCAGGGGCACAAGTTTCAGGTGGAGGACAAACGTTTGAAACAATAGAGGACATTGATTTCTCAAGTCCGTTCAATAGTAAAGGAGAACCAAATAGACTTAAAATACCAAATTTCGATAGTAATAATAAGTTAGTATCATACACTATCACTAAGAGAGATGCGATAGTCAATGGGGTGTCAAGAGTTTTCAGAAGAGTAATAGGGGCACAAGATCAGAAACCATTCTTAAAATTATTTTTACCTGAACAAAACGTGTTAGGTGTAACGTCAATAATTCATAAGGAAGGAACTAACTTCACATCTAATCCATCGACATCTGAATTCCAAAGTGAAAAAAATAGGTGGTATGAAGTTAAGAGTTTGATGGAAGATAAGGTATTTCTCCCAAACAAAACTAAGTCCTCGGATACGGATAACTTTACTGCGGGAGATTACAAAAGAGTAAGTAATAAATTTATTTCAGAATATACACCTGAAGGTTATATGTCAGTGACTTTTGGTTCTGGTAATATAGATCCATTAGATAATTTAGATTCATTTAACGATGGTACGTTAAAAGTAAATTTAGGTACATACCTTAACAATCTTTCCTTAGGTGCAACTCCAAAGAAAAACTCCACAGTCTTCATAAAATATAGAGTAGGTGGGGGTAAAAACAGTAATCTTGGTGTTAATGTCATCAATAGTGTTGATAATGTTGAATTTAATGTAACAGGACCATTAGGAAATATTAATAGTCAGGTAATACGTTCACTAAACGCTACCAATGTTACACCTGCAGTAGGTGGGGCGGACCAACCAACAATTGAAGAAATAAGAAATATGGTTGGGTATAATTTTGCGGCTCAAGATAGGGCAGTAACACTTAACGATTATAAAGTTTTAATAGAGACCATGCCGTCTACGTATGGAGCACCCGCGAAAGTAAATGTGATGGAGGAAGATAATAAAGTTAAAATAAAACTTCTATCCTATGATGATGAGGGTAACTTAAATGACACTGTATCAACTACACTTAAAAACAACATTTTAAGGTATCTAACAAACTATAGAATGATCAATGACTATATTGATATACAAAGTGGAGAAGTACTTGATTTGGGGTTAGAAATTGATTTATTAGTTGATAAAAACATTAATCAGACAGATATACTAAAAGATGTGGTTTCTAAATCTACATCGTTCTTTAATATTGAGAAAAGAAAAATGGGTGACCCACTATTCGTAGGTGAGTTACAGAAAGAAATATCAAATATCTCAGGTATTGTTAATGTTGTTGATTTAAGAGTTTTTGGAAAGACAGGTGGAGAATATTCCACGGCAGAGGTAAGTCAAGGTTATAGTGACGAAGAGACAAAACAAGTTGCCCAATCAGATTCAACAATTTTTATGAAGAGTAATCAAATCTTCCAAATTAGATTCCCTAATAAAGATATAAAAATTAGGGTTAAATCTTTGGGTTCCACTACATTTTAAAATTCTTTTTCTGTATTATTATTAATTAAGGGAAATTAGGTTCCAATCTATTTATATGATATGATGCAGAAACACAGAATACGTACTGAAATAGGTAATAATCAAAAATTGACTGTAGAGTTAAAACAAGATTATGACTTATTAGAAATACTTTCACTCAAATTTAGTCAAAAAGATGCATACACATCTCTTTGTGCTGATTATGGGGTTGTTTGTGGTAGGATCACTGCGAACCAAGGGTTTGGTGTTGCAAATGCAAGGGTCTCTATTTTTATACCCTTGGATGATGTTGATGAACAAGATCCTGTAGTATCTGCACTTTACCCATATAAATTAACACAGGACACAAATACAGACGGATACAAGTACAATCTTTTCCCAAAAAGAAAACAACATACAGGACATACTCCTACAGGTACATTTCCTGACCAAGAAGACATTCTAACAAGGGAGGAGGTACTATATGTTTATGAAAAATATTATAAGTATACTGTAAAGACTAACGACGCTGGTGATTTTATGATATGGGGAGTTCCTGTTGGTAAACAAACAATACATGTAGATGTAGATTTATCAGACATGGGATGTCAGTCGTTAGTACCTTATGATTTTATTTATGAGGGAGTTTCTGAAGAAAAGTTTGAAAACAATTACTCATTTAGAAGTAGTTCCGATATTGGAAGTTTACCACAGACATTAACTTTTGAGGAAAGTTTAGAAGTTTATCCTTTTTGGGGTAACGAGGATTTATGTGAAATAGGAATTACAAGAACAGATTATGATTTATCCGAACAAGGTATTAGAATAGAACCATACTCAATCATGATGGGAGGGACTTTCACTGATTCAGGAAAGGATTCGGTAAGAGTTAGGTGTAATGTTGATAACCAAATGGGGGAAAAATGTGCACTCGTAACTGGTGAAGGTGATATCGAGGCAATTAGATTTTCTGGATATTATGAGGAAAATAATGATGGGACACCAAATTTCGAAAGACCAATATTAGAGGCAATACAGTTGGATTCCCAAATAGATAAAGAAGGTAATTTCTTTTTTAGAGTACCCATGAATATGGGATACAGAATTACAAATGAATTTGGTGAATTAGTGGAAACTAAAGATACCCAAAGGGGAATACCTACAAGAGGAACTTATAGATTTAGATTTTCGTTACAAAATGATAATGGTCAGAAAAAACAATACAGGGGTAAGTATTTGGTACCACAAGTTAAAGAACATCAATTAAGTGGTGAGATTCATCCCAACGCGTACACATTCTCAGATAATTTAGATGATTACCCTTCCGATTCACATGATGATATTACGGGTATTAATAATAATGGGTTTGCAAATGACATGTTTTACTCTTTTAGATACAATAGGGTTTATACGGTATCGTCATTTATTAACCAATACCATAATAAATCTTGGGGTGAACGAGTATTTCCGTTTTTTGCAAAAGATAGAAATGAATCCTTTATCGGTATAAAAGAAATACAACCCTCCATTGAAGAAGATTGTTCGAATAATAACGAGTACTTCCCAATTACTGATGCGGTTAGAAATCACAAATTTAAGTTCCTAATCACAACGATCTTAAATTTTTTGGAAAGACTTTATTTAATTATTACTCAATTTGCATTTGATTTCATTGTTGAGTTCATATTTGATGTTTCTGAAATCCTTTACGACATTAAAATTCCTGTCGTTAAATACAGACCTTTCAAAAGCACCGCAAGAAAAGTTTCCAGATTCGCACGACAAATTCAAATTGCCACAATTAGAAATTTAGAATTAATTAATTATCCTGATTGTTATGAATGTTCAAAAGATCCACTAACGGGTAGTGACGGAACCCCTGGTGGAGATACATACGAGATAGTTCTTATAAA